AAATCATTGTTCCTGAATTAGAAAAGCTTGGCTTGATCGCAAAAATAGATCGAGCGGCGTTAGCTATTTATTGTGCGGCATTTTCCCGTTGGGAATACGCTGAATTGAAACTCAAAGAGTTGCAGGAAAGTGGATTGGTTGAGACAACTCCCAATGGCCACAAGCAAATGGGCGTTTGGTTACAAATTAGTAACCGCGCTGTAGAGCAAATTAAAAGCTCGCTGGGCGATTTTGGAATGTCGCCCAGTGCGCGCGCAAAAGTGAACGTAACACTACAAGGCGATTTATTTGGAAATGCAAACAGCGGTGCACCAGCAAGTCCAGCTGCAAAGTATTTTGGAAATAAATGATCCTGTTACGCATTACGCACAATTAGTTTCTACGGGTGAAATTTTAGCGGGGCCGCATGTTCGCGCAGCCTGCAATCGCCACCTGCGAGATTTAGAAAGCGCCCATGAGCGCGGGTTGGTTTGGGATATTGAAGCCGCCCGTTACGCCATAGGTTTTTTCCCAGCTGTATTACGATTAAACGGCGGAAAGTTTGAAGGCCAGCCCTTTGAATTAGGTTTGTGGCAAGGCTTTATTGTAGGCAGTTTGCACGGTTGGAAGTGGGTTGCCACAGGCCTTCGTAGATTCCAAATTGTTTACATTGAAACTGCAAAAGGTTCCGGCAAATCACCACTGGCTGCAGGCCTCGGTTTGTTCGGGATGATTGCCGATGGTGAAAGCCGTGCTGAAATTTATGCGGCGGCCACCAAAAAAGATCAGGCGATGATTTTATTTCGCGATGCTGTTGCGATGGTGGACCAATCGCCAGACCTTGATGCATGCATCGCTCGCAGTGGTAGCCGTGGCAAAGAATGGAACCTGGCTTATCACGATACCGATAGTTTTTTTCGCCCCATTGCTGCAGATGATGGCCAATCAGGCCCGCGCCCTCACATAGGCCTATGCGATGAAGTGCACGAACACAAAAGCGGCGTAGTTATTGAAATGCTGCGTGCGGGTTTTAAATTCCGCGAGCAGCCAATGCTATTGATGATTACCAACAGTGGCACAGATCGCAAAAGCGTGTGTTGGGAATACCATCAATTTGGTGGCGAAGTGTGTGCGGGTGCGCGCGAAGACGACACTTTTTTTGCGTATATCTGCGCGCTCGATGATGGCGATGACCCGTTTAACGATGAGTCATGCTGGATAAAAGCCAACCCGTCACTAGGCATAACGATTCAAGAAAAATACTTGCGCGACCAAGTGACGCAAGCGCGCGGCATGCCAGCCAAAGAAAGTTTAGTTAAGCGATTAAATTTTTGCATTTGGACAGAAGCGATTTCGCCGTGGATTGGCTACGAACCGTGGCGCAATTCAGGCCAAGACCCCGTAGAAGATTTTGAGCTATACGGGCGCACATGCTACGGCGGTTTAGATCTATCAAGCACCACCGATTTAACCTCGCTAGTGCTCGCGTTTGAGCCAGTAGAGCACGATCCATACTGGCGAGTGCTGCCGTTTTTCTGGTTGCCAGCAGACGGCCTAGCCGAAAAAGCCGACAAAGATCGCGTTGAATATCCGGTGTGGAAAACGCAAGGCCATTTGGAAACAACACCCGGCAAGGCAATTAGTAAGCTTCATGTTTTGCATCGCATTGCGCAGCTTGCCGATTTATTTGATATTGCCAGCTTGTCATACGACCGCTGGCGCATAGCCGATTTAAAACAGCTTGCAGAAGACGAAGGCGTAGCGCTACCGCCCATGGTCGAATTCGGCCAAGGCTTCAAAGATATGGCACCCGCTGTCGATCAATTGGAAACGCTAATCAGCAACGATCAATTGCGCCACAACAACAACCCTGTGCTCACATGGTGCGCTGCCAATGCGGTGGTCGTTAGCGACCCTGCAGGCAATAGAAAAATTGCAAAAGACAAAGCCACTGGCCGAGTCGATGGAATTATTGCGCTCTTAATGGCGATAGGAAAAGTGAACGCCACCCTAGACCGTGGCGATAGTTTGTCAGAGCACATTTTAAAACACGGCATTAGAAGCCTATGACAAAAACAGCGCGGTGGAATTGATTTATGCTTGAAAAAATAAAATCATTTTTTACCAAAGGCGACCCCGTAATTCTCGATACTCCCGATAAAATCGCGGCGTCATTGCAAGAATATACAACGGTTACTGGCCAAAGCGTAAGCGCAATGGGTGCCATGCAACTCACCACCGTGTTTGCGTGTGTGCGCGTGTTGGCTGAGTCGGTGGGTATGTTGCCTTGTAAGCTCTATAAGCAAAGCGAGTTGAAAAAAGAAATTGCCACTTCGCATAGGCTGCATCGTCTTCTTTCCGTGTCACCCAATAGCTATATGACAGCTCAGGAATTTTGGGAGCTGCTAGTGGTGTGCTTATGTTTGCGCGGCAACTTTTACGCCTACAAAAATACTATTGGTGGCGAGGTTTATGAGCTTTTGCCCATTGACCCCTCGCGCGTAAAGCCAAAAATTAACGAAGATTGGACGATTAGTTATCAAGTTCGCTTTAACGATGGCGTAAAAATCCTAAGCCAAAATGAAATATGGCACGTTCGCTTATTTACGGTGGACGGTCTAAACGGATTAAACCCAATCTCCTACGCTCGACAAGCAATTTCTTTAGGTTTGTCTACAGAGGAGCACGGTTCGCGCCTGTTCACAAATGGGGCCGTTGCCAGTGGCGTTCTGCGTACTGAGCAAGGCTTAACCGATGAAGCATTTGATCGATTAAAAACACAATTCCACGGCGAGCACATGGGCGTTGCCAATGCGTACAAGCCCATGATTTTGGAAATGGGTTTAGATTGGAAGCCAATCAGCCTTAATGCAGAAGATTCGCAATTTTTAGAAACACGCCGCTTTCAGCGCGATGAAATTTGTGCAATTTTCCGTGTTCCGCCGCATTTAGTGGCCAATATAGAAAAAGCCTCTCTCAATAACACTGAAACGCTCGGCTTGCAGTTCATGAATTACAGCTTGGTGCCCTACTTAACACGCATAGAAATGCGGATTTTTGTAGGTTTGCTGAGCGAAAAAGATCAAAAAACCTACTACGCAAAATTTAATGCCGGTGCATTGTTGCGCGGCGATATAAAAACACGCTTTGAGCAGTACGTGAAAGGTATTCAAAACGGAATTTTAAGCCCGAATGAATGCCGAGAATATGAAGATTTAAACCCGCGCGAAGGCGGCGACATTTATTTAACCCCAATGAACATGACAACCAAACCAGAGGCAAGCGATGCAGACAAAACAGCGGCTTGATTTTTCGCTAAACCTAAAATCAATTAATGATGCTGGCGAGTTTGAGGGCTACGGCTCCGTGTTCGGCGTTAAAGATTCCTACTCCGATATTGTTGTGCCTGGTGCGTTCCAAAAATCATTAAAGGCGTGGGGCGACAAGGGGAAATTGCCCGCCATGTTGTGGCAGCACAATATGAATGAACCCATTGGAATTTACACAGAAATGCGTGAAGACGATGTGGGCTTGTACGTTAAAGGCCGCTTGCTTATAGCAGATGACCCGCTTGCAAAGCGAGCGCACGCGCATATGAAGGCCGGTAGCATTACAGGTTTATCGATTGGTTACATTCTTAATGATTACGTGTGGAATAAAGACAAGCAGGCCTACGAATTAAAAGAGGTAGATTTGTGGGAGGTTTCGCTAGTGACATTCCCCTCTAACGATGAGGCCCGTATTGCCGAAGTAAAAGGCATGCTTGATCGCGGTGAAATACCGCCACCTAGTAAAGTAGAAAAAGCCTTGCGTGAGGCAGGGTTTTCTAGCTCGCAAGCCAAAGGCATTATGGCCAAAGGCTACAGCGCCATTGCACCGCGAGAGGCGGGCGCAGAAGCGCTAATCAACATGGTTAACGCCATAAAAGTGTAAATGGTTTTTAAATGCAGAAAGGTCGCCAGCTGGCGGCCTTTTTTTATGCCTAAAATTTAGAGGAATCTATCATGGCTTTAGATGAAAAAGACTTATCAAACGTATCAGAAGCAATTCAGAAAAAATTTGATGAATTCAAAGTTGTAAACGACAAGCGATTAGATGCTGTAACGCAAGAAAAATCTGCATTAGCGGGTCAAGTTGAAAAGCTCAATGAACAATTGAGCGAGCACGAAACGTTTAAAAAGCAAGTTGAAAGTGAATTGCTTGCGCTTAAGCGCCCCGGTTCCAATGCATCAAACAAAGATGTTGAAGCGCACAAGGCTGGCTATATGCAGTTCTTGCGCAAAGGTAAAGATGATGGCTTGGGCGAGCTGCAAAGCAAGGCATTGTCTATTGGTGTAGATGCTGATGGCGGCTACGCAGTTCCAGAAGAAATTGACCGCACCATTTTAGATTTGCAGCGCAACATTTCACCCATGCGCGCCGTGTGTAATCAAATTACTGTAGGTACGCCAGACTATAAAAAACTGGTAAACCTTGCGGGTACCGGTTCAGGTTGGGTTGGTGAAACGGCGGCGCGTCCTGTGACTGGCACGCCAACATTGGCGCAAGTGGCGGCGGTGATGGGTGAGATTTACGCAAACCCACAAGCGTCTCAAGCTTCTCTTGATGATCTATTTTTCAACGTTGAGGCATGGCTTGCGGGCGAAGTTGCGCGCGAATTCAATGAGAAAGAGGGCGCAGCATTCTTGACGGGTGATGGCACCAATAAGCCCAAAGGTTTGTTGGCGTACACCCTTGCTGCAACAGCTGACTCGGCGCGCGCATTTGGCACACTTGAAAAAATTCACTCCGGCACGTCAGGTGATTTTGATGCAGACGATTTGGTGAAAATGGTCTACACATTGAAAGCCGCTTACCGCAAGGAATCACAATTCATGATGCCAACGCTCACCCTGTTTAAAGTTAGAACCCTCAAAGATTTGGAGGGTAATTATATGTGGCGCCCTGGCTTGGAAGCTGGCCAGCCCTCTACGCTTTTGGGCTACGGTATTGCGGAAAATGAAGATATGCCCGCAATCGCAGCTGCCGCGAACGCGGTGATTTTTGGTGACTTTAAATCAGCCTATACCATTGTTGATCGCTTCGGTGTTCGCGTATTGCGCGACCCCTACACCAACAAACCAAACGTAGGTTTTTACACCACCAAACGTGTGGGCGGTATGTTGGTAGATTCGCAAGCAGTGAAAGTGTTAACGCTCAGCGTTTAATTCATAGCCGTAAAATGAAAAAGGCCGTGCCCTGTTGTTACGGCCTTTTTTATTCACCTATTTTTAGAGACAAATATCATGGCTTTGATAAAAGTTAATCAAGCGTTTCGATATGCATTGCGGGGTATTCTTGTTGTCGAGTTTATCAAGGGTGTGCATGACGTAGGCGATGAAATTGAGCGCTGTGCAATTGATGATTTAAAAGTTGCCGAACCAATAAAAGACGCAACGAACGTTTTGCCGCCTATCACGCACGATATTAATGGCAATATTTTGCCGGGCGTAGTTATTCACGAAGAAGCCGAAGCACAAGCTAAGGCGGATGTAAAAAAAGTAACAAAATGATTAACGGGTAATTAAAGGCAGCGCAATGATTGAGCTCGGCACTATAAAAATTCACTTGCGTTTAGATCTTGGCGATACGGCTGAAGATTCATATCTCACGTTGCTGTTGGGGTCTGCGCTTGATGCGTTTCAGTTGTTTACCAATAGAACCTTGATCGATGCTGCTGCCGGTCTTCCTGAGCCCGTAGGTAACGCGCTGAAAATTACGCCCAGTATTAGGCAAGGTGCTCTTTTATTGATAGGTCAATGGTATTTAAATCGTGAGTCCTTAGTGATTGGCGCATCTGTTGCAGAAATGCCCATGGCTACGCAATCACTATGGGCACCTTATCGCTGGTCAAATATTTAATGAAGCTACGCGCTGGCGAGCTAAACGAACGCATTACCTTTGCAACGCCTACCGGCGATCGCGATCCTGTTTTTGGTGGCACCACTGGTGCAGCGACAGATTTGGTTACAGTATGGGCAAAGCGCGAAGTAAAAAGCTCCTCCGAAAAAGAAGAGGGTAAAGCGATTAACTCGGTAAATACCGAACGGTTTTATATCCGTTATCGCACTGGGCTTAATGCAAATATGTTGCTCAAGTTTGATGGTAATACCTACAAAATCACGGGTATTTCTGAAGTTCGCCGTAGAGAAACATTAGCAATAGATTGTGAGGTTCGTGATGGCGCAAGTTAGAGGTGGTCGCGAGCTGCAAGAATTTTTAAATCAGCTTCCTGCAAAAATGGAAGCTAATGTGGTACGTGGTGGTTTGCGGGCGGGCGTTAAAGTTTTACAAACTGAAGTAAAAGAAAATGTACCCGTGCGAATGGGCAAGTTGAAAAAATCTATTCGTATAAGTGGTGGAGTTAAAAACGGTACTGTTTCCGTATTTTTAAAAATCGGCAATAAAGAAGCGTGGTACGGCCACATTGTCGAGTTTAGAAAACCGTTTATTCGTCCTGCGCTTGATGCTGTTATGCAGCGCGCCATAGATGCATCAATGGCCTACATGCGCAATCGCCTAAAAACCAAGCATGGTATGGATGTGCCAGACCCTGAAGCGGTGGCAGACGATGAAAGCTGAGTCAGTAATTAATTATTTGTTAACGCATGATGCGCCTTTAGTGGCGTTGGTTACCGATAACATCTACCCATTATTTTTGCCATTGGGGTTATCGCCAACGCACTACGTGGTTTACCGGCTGGTGAGCAATGTGGCGCAATCTACTATCGATGCACTGTCAACATTCCAGCTTTATAAAGCGCGCGTGCAAGTCAATTTGGCGGCCAATACCTACGCCAATTTAAAAACGTTGGTGCAGGTAACGCGGGATGCCTGCAATAAAAAAAACGGCATGATTAACGGCGTAAAAGTGGTGTCGTGCATGCTGTCGTTAGAAGGGCCAGACGACTACGACACCGCAAGCGAATCATTTATACAGTCCATTGATTTTCAAATTTTGTATCACGAATAAATTCACGTTTTTACGATTATCACACAAGCACCCAATCGGGTGCTTTTTTTTGCCTTTAAAAAAGTTAAGAGGATTTGTGTATGGGTAGTGCATCCGGTGTTTATAAGCAACCAGCCTATAAAAAAGAATCAACCTTTGGTGTGCTTGCGGGTGCTGCTGGTGCCCAAGCTATGCGCCGAACGTCGGTTGATATTGGGCTTAAAAAAGATACTTACGGTTCGGCAGAAATTCGCGGCGATATGCAAAAAGCAGATTTTCGCCATGGCGTGCGCCGTGTGTCTGGGAAAATTTCTAGCGATTTATCGCCAAAAACAAGTGCAGATTTCTTTGGCAGTTTTTGCAAACGTTTGTTTACTGCATGCCCTTCGGTTACGGGTGCTAGCATCACTATCGCTGGTTCTGGCCCCTACACATTAACGCGCGCGGCGGGTTCATGGCTTACGGATAACATTAAAGTTGGGCATGTAGGCCGTTTAACGGCTGGCACGTTTAATGTGGCTAACAGTAATAAAAATTTATTTGTCGCTGGCGTCACTGCTACGGTTCTCACGGTTACCGTGCCAAATGGTTCCGCTTTGGTGGCAGAAGGCCCCATTGCTAGTGCAACTTTTGCAGTAACCGGCAAGCAAACCTTTATTCCCACGTCTGGCCACTTGGAAGAGAGTTATACCATTGAACAATGGTTCCCTGAAACGCCAAGCTCTGAGGCGTTTACCGGTTGCAAGATTAGTGGTTTTACCGCCAATTTGCCTCCTACTGGTGTAGCGACAATTGATTTCGATGTAATGGGTAAAGATATTGCTACCCAAGCCTCACAATATTTCACTGCAGCTACTGCTGCTACTACAACGGGTTCGCTCGCGGCAGTTAACGGCGTAATCCGTGCAGCTGGTTCTGTGGTCGCAATTCTCACAGGCTTAAGTATTCAGGGTAATGCAAATTACACGGGCGACCCTGTAGCGGGTAGCAACTCAATCCCTCAGTTGTTCCCCGGGATTGTTGAAGTAAGCGGTCAATTAACTGGCTATTTTGATTCGGTGGCATTGCGTGATGCGTTCTTGAATGAAACTGAAATTGATTTGGCGGGTGTGTTTACTTCAGACAATAGCGCGACTGCAGATTTTGTCTCATTCATTTTACCGCGAATTAAATTGGGCGATCACGCCAAGTCAGACGGGCAGGGCGCGATTGTAGCGACTATGCCGTTTACCGCACTGTTAAATGTCGCGGGCGGTGCAGGTACCGCAACCGAAAAAACCACACTGCTGATTCAAGACTCAGCCGCGTAATTAATTATTTTTAAACCTTAAGGGTCGCCATTTGGCGGCCTTTTTTTTCATCCAAAATTTGTGAGAGCGCTATGGAAGATTTAAATCAAGCTGTAAAAACTTCGGTTCCCGTTGATGATGTTTTTGATATTGACGGCTTTGAAGATATCAGCATGGGTGAGTACGTTGTTAAGTGTCCTGAAACCGATCGCGCCACCTCTCTGGTTATTATTTTGGCTGGGCCAGAGCATCCGCTGCGCAAGAAAAAACAATTTGCGCGCATTCGTAAACTGCGTGCAGGCGCAGCAAAAACCGGCAAGTTGCAATTGGATGATCCTGCCGATGAAGATGACGACACTACGCGCGAAATTGCCAGTTATATCTTGGGTTGGCGCGGCTTGGTTCGCGGCGGTGTAAGTGTGCCTTTCACTCAAGAAGAAGCATTGAAATTAATGCTGGATAAAAAACGCCGTTGGCTTCGCGACCAAGTGAAAGTGGCGTTGGATGAGCGTGAGCTTTTTATCAAAACCTGCGGCAGCAATTAATAGATCACGCGGTTCGTGAGGCGCGGTTAGATACAAAGCAAGCGGACGGCGCTTCATTGCGCATTCACTTGCAGCGTGCCGCGCTATCCGGCGTTGTGGATCCACTTTTAGAAGTTGAGCCGTTGCCGCGCTGTACTGCAATTCTGTGGCAGGTGTTTTTAGAGCTAAATGCAACACGGTCTTCGGGTATGGGTGCAAATCCTTTGTCGCTGTTAGAGATCGATGCCTGGTGCAGGCTAAGTGCGGTGCAGTTAACCGCATGGGAATTTGCGGCGATCAAAGCGATTGACTCAGCGGTGCTGAGTGAATGGTCAAAATCAAAAAAAACTGAGACTAAAGCATGAATATTGCGACACTAGAAATTGAGTTTATGGCGGAAATTTCGCGCCTTAGACAAGATATGAATGAAGTGCGCAATATGACCACTCAAACTCAAAAAGTTGTGGCAGGTGCTGCTGATGGCATGAAAAAAGCTTTAGGCGGTATTGTTGCTGGCTTATCTATCGCCGCTTTTGGCGCGTGGATGAATTCTGCGCTAGAAGCGGCTGATTCAATGAAAGCGTTTAGTCAAAAAACAGGTGTGGCTGTTGAAGATGTTGCAGGGCTTTCGCTTGCGTTTCAGCAGGGCGGTGTGGATAGCGATAAGCTGCAAGGCGCGATCGCAAAAATGTCAAAACAAATTGTTGAGGGCGGCGAAGGTTTTAAAAGTTTAGGTGTAGAAACTCGCAATACCGATGGCACTTTGCGTAACGCAAAAGATGTTATCTATGATGTTGCCGATGCTACCGCCGCAATGGGCGATGGCGCTAAAAAAACAGCGGCATTGCAAGAGATTTTTGGTAAATCTGCAGCGGATTTAATTCCTACGTTGAATGAGGGCAGCAAAGGGTTGCGCGAAATGGCCGTCATGGCTGAAAAGCTTGGTCTGACAATGAGCACCAAAACAGCCGACGAGGCCGACAAGTTTAATGACACTATTGAATTGCTTGGCGAGAGCACTAAAGGTATTGCGCGGCAAGTCATGGCTGAACTGCTGCCTACGTTAAATAGCTTGGCGGGTGCCATGCTGGGAGCTGCTACTCAGGGTAATGCGTTGCACGGTGTTGCAACTGTTATTTCTGTGGCTATGAAAGTGGTTTACACCGCGTTCAGTGTTGTGTCCGGTGCGGTTGAAAAAGTGGGTAAGGATATCGGTGCGTTTGCTGCTGCGTCTGTAGCGGTATTGCATGGCGATTTTACCGGTGCAGTGCAAATCATGCGTGATCGCACAGTAGAAGCAGCTGCTGACATTGTGTCGCGCGCCAAAACTATCGCCAATGTGTGGACTAATTCTGGCGGCGAAACTGTAGCGGCTTTGGCCGCGGTTAATGCAAAAAGCAAAGAAGCTTCAGTGCAAACCAAAGAGCAAAAAGATGCTGTTGATGCTGCAGCAAAAGTTTATTCCTCTTACACTGAAAAATTAACCGCAACTCGCAATGAGCTGCAGGGGCAAATTTCCTCTGGCGAAAAACTCACTGGCACGCAAAAAATGTTGGCTGAGCTTACGTCAAATAATACTGCCGAGGTTAAAAAATTAACTGAAGCCGCTCGCCAAAATTTAATCATTGAAGCGCAAAAAAATGTTGAGTTAGAAAAAACTGCAATAGCGCTTGAAGAATCTCGGAAAGCTGCTGAAAAACTACGCGGTGAAATTAATAAGAAAAACGAAACGCTTGATTCTGAAATTCAAAAGCAACTTGAATCTAACGCTAAATTGAGAGATGGCGAGGCGGCTTCTATTGCGCTAGAGGTTGCGAAATTGCGTGAAGCTGCTGCAACTGCTGAAAAAAATGCTATTACCGCGCAAGAGGCCAATCAGGACGCCTCAATCATTGAAGGTTATAAGCAACAAGCCGATAAGTTGCGCGAGTTAGCAACCTTAAAATCTGATGGCGTTCATTTGCAGATTGCAAAAGACTCAGCTGAAGAGTGGAAAAAAACAACCGACTCAATTCAGAACGGTTTAACTGATTCGCTCATGCGCGGTTTTGAAAACGGTAAAACGTTTGGTGAAAGTTTTGCTGATGGTTTGAAGGCTCAATTTAAAGCGCTTATTTTGCAGCCAACAATTCAAGCGATTATGGCACCGGTATCTGGAGCTATGGGTAGTTTGTTTGGCGGCCAAGGCGGCAAAGGTTTATTGGGAAGTGTTAGCAGCTTAACCAGCTTGTTTAAGGTGGGCGGTATGTTTGGTGCGGCCGGTTCCTTGGCTGGTGGTGTTGCCGGCGGTTTGTTAGCGGGTAGGGCTATATCCGGCGAATATTCAGTTGGAAATACAATTGGCGGGAATAAAAATACCGCCGTTGTTGTGGGTACTGCCATAGGTGCAATTTGGGGGCCGATTGGCGCGGCTCTTGGTGGCGCAATTGGCGGCCTTGTTAACCGTGCCTTTGGCATGGGCGAGAAAAAAATCAAAGAGTCCGGCATTCAGGGAACCATTTCGGCTGGTGATGCTACAGGCCAAACCTACGCTAACTGGAAGCAAAAAGGCGGCTGGTTTAGGAGCGATAAATCTGGTGTTAATTACGGCGAAATCCAAGACGAAATGGCTCAGGCCATGGACTCTGGTTCTAAAGCAGTTTTTGCGCAAGCTGAAGCGTGGGCGCAAGCTCTGAAATTGCCGAGCGAACGGCTTGCGAAGGCAACATCATCTTTTAATATCGCGTTGGGGGACGATGAGCAGGCAAATCAAGCGGCTGTTGCCAAAGTTTTTACCGATTATCAAAACGCGCTTGCCTCGCAATTCAGTGGTGCGTTTGCAGAGTTTCAAAAAGCGGGCGAATCATTCGCAGACACAATGAGTCGTTTAGCTGAATTTCAACAATTTTTTGCGAGTTACAACGAGTTTGGTGGTGTGTTTTCCCGCATTGCATCGTTAAGTGTTGATGCGCGTGAACAGCTGATTGGTTTCGCTGGCGGCATAGATGCACTGATTGGTAAAACCCAATCGTTTGTTGATGCCTACTATTCAGATGCTGAAAAATTTGGTTTGCAATCTAAAGAGGTTGCAGCCGCCTTAAAAGATTTAGGTGTTGACCCTGCCGCACTGCAAACGCGCGATCAATATCGCGCATTAGTTGAAAAG